TATCTTTGGTTGCACAGCCTAGCGTTTTTACTATCCTCTGTTAAAGCACTAATAGTGCTAGCTCCCAGTAAATTTAAAGCTGAATTACAAATATCAACTATACTCGCCATGATATTCTATTCCTTTACACCAGGTTTTAATTCCTACTGGTATTCCTTGTTCTGTCATTTCTTTATACATTTTATTTCCTAACTCCGTTGCGGCAGTTATACATTTTTTTAAGTTGTAATATTTTTTGGGTTCTGGTTGTTCGTTGAACCACATGCATTCCACATTCGGAACGCATAGCATTCCTATTATTATAAATACCTTCATTAAAATTTTTAAAATTCATATTGAAAGCCTGGCGGAATATTTCACCGCCAAGCTTAATAATGCTTAGTGAACGTAAGTTACTTGCATCGTTATATCTCCAGCAGCAGCTGTGCCAGCTACTGTTTCGATAGTTAGCGCTATTCTTAAAGGAACGCCTGGATCGCTGGATAAACCAGCATCTTCCCAAACGAAATTTGAAATAGCATTCACATTTCTTGCTTCAAAAGCAACCTCCGTACCTGTTAACACAGCTGATGCAAGAACGCCTGATGCCGTAGCATAGCAATCTCTATCAATAACTGCATTTGCAGCGTAAGAAGAAGTTTTGATTGGTCCGTTATACACTCCAACGTCAGTCGCTAAGCCAGAACCACTATCCAAATCATCATTGAATATTTTGATACTTAGGATTTTTGCGTTACTAGGAACTTCAGCAAGTAAGATAATATCGTTATCATCTATATCGCCTGTTCCAGCAGCAATTGTATCCATAAATACTTTTACGGTTCCAACAGAGCCTTTTTCTAGGAGTGTTCTTGGTGTTGTGTCTAATCTAGTGATTTCGACACCTTTAGCAGTTGCCATATTATTTATCTCCTATTGGTTATGCTTCATGACATGGAATTTGAACAACCTTTTTTTCTTCCATTCTCACAGCACCTAGTGTCATTGCGTAGTACACTTGTGTTGAGTAAGACTTGTCAGCTCTTTCAGAGATTTTTGCAGATATATCTTTTCCGATACCTAATTTTACAGCATCTTCAGTATATGCAAAAATTAATCTGTCGTCTGTGTTCGTTGTATCCATGTTCAGTCTTGTTGACATTATGAACTCAAAACCTAAGTAGGAATTAATAGCTCCAGTTGCCAAAGCACGAACTACATTGTAATCCGAACTTGTAACTTGAGTTGTTCCTAATAGATCTTGGATCTGTACTGGTCCGCAAACAATGTATCTCTTCAATGAAGGGTCAACATCGTTATTATCTAGGATTTTCTTCGCAGCCAAAAGTTTAGCAATTGTCAAACCATCTGATTGATCTGAAGTTGCAGTTTTTTGACTAGAAGGCAAAGCCGTAGAATCACCACCAGCAACACCAGTTGATGCAGATGCGTTGAACGCTGTTATAATAACATCATCCATGCTCCGTGCCATCGCTGCTGCCGCTGCTCTTGCGTATGAGCTAGTTGGGTCTACAAGCATTCTAACCTTGTCAACATCGTCAACAAGATCAGCCCATTCGTAGTCAGCTAAGCTCAATCGTCTTCTACTATGTGGAGTGTCGATCTGAGGTGTATCGCCATGTCTACTCGTTCTTAATTGAGCAGCTGTAACTCCGACTTGATCGAAGAATGCGTTTTTCCCAGTAACTTTTTCCACATCAACAGAAGATCTTAATTTACTTCCTAATTGTTGAGAAAGCATAGCAACATTCGAGCTATACTGCTCCACAAAAGAAGTAGTTATTTGTGAACTCATAAAAGTTCCTCCGTTTGTTTGTGTTTATATTAAATCGGATGATTATCCTTACGGGTCGTTCCTCGATTTTAGATCTCCTGGATCCTATACTTTCATAGTGTCAACTAGGGTCTTTCGATTTTCCTAATCATTTTCAGCTATACTTGATTTTTCTTTTCTCGTAAAGCTAAAACTTCATCAACTGATGCTTGATGGTTTGGATGGTTTTTATCCCAATAAGCTGAATTCTCTTGCGTCAGTTCTCCAATTTGTTTTTCTATTTGGTTTGGCGTTAGATAAGTTGGTCCAGATGCTTGAACTATACTATCTTCCCCCATTTTATTTGCTAATTCTGCAAATGCTTTAATCATAACTGGATGATCTCCCAGTTTGGTTCCGTCTGCTAAATTAGTATCTAAAAGTTCTGTAGCACCAACTGATTTTGCTAAAGTTGCTGCTTGTGAAACCTTTTGATTGTATGCTTGACCCCACTCTTGTTTAAGTTCTTTAGTGCTAGTTTCTCTAGCAGCAAGAGCTTTACTGTCAGCATCTTGTAAAGATTTAGCTGTTATTTCATTATAAAATTTAACCATACCTTGAGCTTGTCCAGGAAGTAATCCTAACTTATGCGCCTGGCTGGAAAATTCTTTTAATGATACCTCATCCACTTGTTTATCTTGCGGTAAGTCAAACTTATATCCATCCGCAGTTTTTGGTCTGCCTAGTTTTTCATAAACAGCATTCCAATCATCTTCGGTTGCATATTTGTTTGGAACTGGAATTTTATCAGATCCAACCATTTTCTGTGCATGAATATAACTTTTGGCTAGTGCATTAATATCTTTAATATTTTCTAAAGATTTATCCGCTTTTACATCATCGGAAAGATTTACTTTCCAATCTGTGCTTGTTTCTGGAGTTTCTGTTTTAGGGTCTCCAGACAGTACCGATGGTTGTTCAACTGGTACTGCTACCTCTTGATTTTCGCTTGACATATTTATTCTCCTTTTTTGTTAAGCATATTTTTAATAAACAAGACTACTGATCTTGTTCCTTCTAAAAATGCGCTTTCATGGCTATCCCCTTTAATGTGAGTAGTTGCGTGAAAGCTACATCTCTTTTCCAAATCTTCCATAACTTTTTTACCATGGTCAGATTCAAAAACTTGTTTGTAAGCAATAATTAATTGCTTTAAATCATCTTTATTCATTAGCCACCTTGAGAGCTGGTGCTACTTTACCCGCAGCTTCAGCTACTTGCTGAGCTTGTTGTAATTGCATTTGCTCCATTTCGGCTTGTTGTTTCTGTTGTTGAATTTGTTGAACTTCCCCTTTTGATCTCATAATTTTAGCTGGCAATCCTAAAACATCTGTAATATGACTAACTAAACCATCTATGTCTATGTAATCAAATACTGGTGCAATATTTTGCATTGAGCCAAATATTTCTATACCTCTCATAATAGATGAAAGCTCTTGTGTCTTTTGAGCTTTTGCTAATGGAGATACATATTCTATTTCAATATCCTGGTCGCCTAGCATTTCTGGCGGCTGCAAAAACTTACCATTTTTAAGTAATAAATTGAAACTTCTTGTGATTAAAGGCTGCAACAACTCCGATTGTAATCTACCTAACACGGGTCCCAGTAATCTCATCTTCTCTTCAGTTCTCTGCATAACCTCTGTTGCGGTCATGTTTTGACCCTGGATAGTCATTAACTGATCTACAAAAAAGTTTTCTCTAATTGCTTTTCTTCTTTGATCTTCCATTTGAATACCAACTGGGTTGTTGGATCCAATTTGTAATGGTTCAATTCTTTCCCTGGTTCCAGATCTATAGAAATTTAATCCACCAGGTACAGTTCTAATAGGTAAAATAAAACCATCATCAGGAACCATTAAAGGCGGGTCAATTTGTTTTTGAGCTGCTTTAATTGAAACTTTAGACATTGTATTCAACATCTTCGTATCAGGCAGCGCATTCATCGCTGGAGATCTTCCATAAATCTCATTGGATGAAGTTTTTAAATATCTTGGTACTACATAAGGAAATTCTTTAAAACCGCTTTCTTTTAATAAAGTTTCAGTTTTTTCGTGGACATGGCAAGATACCCAATCCATATTTTTACTATTGTCATATCCCATTTTAACTTCGTTAGGATAAACTGAGTGTAAAATTATTGCGTCTTCATGTGGAGCTTTTTCTATATCCGTTATGATTGCTCTTGGTAATTCTGCACCTGGGTACATTAATGGAATATTTTTATTTTGAAGATTAAATCTTCTTGTTAAACTATCCACTAATCCTTTTTCATTTTCAGTAATAAATATTTCTGAAATATGAATTGTTTTAAATCTTAAATCATCATTTGCATCATCTGTAATAAACATTGCAGATGTTCCAAAACATAATAGCTCGTGATATAATTCAAAAATTTCTTGTTGAAAATTAGATCTAGCAAATACTTGCTGCATGACTTTTGCGCAATTTTCCAACCATTCTCTGGCTGTATCATCTTCATTCGTTGCATCGTTTCTAAATTTTAAAATAAACCACGGAGAAATCGTATTGGTCAACATACCATTTAAACTAGCTGATAATAATTCTAATGCGTGAGTAGCTGTACCATCATAAACCTGGTCATGCCTTTTATCTCCCTTGGTATGTTTCATGGTAATATTTGATTTTCTTGGTAAGAAATAATCTGCTAAATCTTGCCAATGATCTTCCCATGTAACTCTTTTTGCTTTGAGAGTTTTATATCTCTCAATAATCATTTTTGCTTTTGGGTCTATAGCCATCTATCCTCCGAGTAATGATTTCTTAGTTGTTGTTAATGCGTTGTCGCCTAAGCCTTTTGCACCCGTTAATATTGTGCTGGTTCTACCTTTACCTTTTAATGTTCCGCTTGCATCCGTTGATGATACTTGTGATACCTCAGCTTTTGTTGGAGCTGGTGCATAAACTGGCGCTGGTGGCGATGGTGGTGGTTTTGGTCTTGATACAAATCCTCCCATACTATCCTCCTAATAAAGTTTTCTTTGTTGATGTTTCGTCATCTTCTAAACCTTTAGCTGTGGTTAAAATCGTTGCAGATCTTCCAGTTCTTCCAGCTCTAATCTTATCTCTTTTTGCTTTAGCAGCTGCTTCTCTATCCGTATCTTCATAGCTTGGTGGTGTTGGTAAAGGCTGAACTGGTGGTATAGCTGGCATTGCTGGTACTTTAGGCATTAAAAATCCCATAATTATTCTCCGTGTATTGTATAATCATTGACGGCTAATTTCTGAGCCGCAATTTTGTTTTTTGGTAATTCAGTAATTCCTAAAGCTAAATATCTCATAGCATCGCAAGGATGAGAACTCCAATCTTTTTGAGGTTTATTACTAAACATTTTCATTTTTTCATTGTACTTTCGATGATGGTGTCTTAACGCATCTATTAATGGTTTTGTGCTTTCTATATCAAACCAACACTTAGGTAAAACCATTTTTAAATTGTGGATCCCATCCTCCAGGTTTATTTTAGGTAAAACCTTAAACCTTAATCCCAACTGGTAAGCCACTTCTCTTCTGCTCTTACCACTTGAAAATTCTGTAACTTCTAAGTCGTGTGGTGCAAAATGATCTCCGTAATAATAATCTTTATCCTTTACCAACTTAACATAATGCGGCAACCCTTCTCGGTTATTTTCATAATAATCAATAACCAAAATCTGGTTCCCTAACTGCTGGAAAAATATTATTGATGTACTATCATCAACTCCTAAATCCCAGGCTGTATGAACTAATAAAGCTGGATCGTATGCAAGTCTTGTTAATTGTTTTTTTTCTTCAAGTTTTTTTATTATATCTCCATATATGGATCCTTCAATATTTGCAATCCAATCGCACTCAAATTCCTGTTTGTACTTTGCATCTCCCATTTGAGCTTTAGCTGCATCCAACTCTTCCTGGTCGATAATTTTTGTCTCACTCGCTTTAGCCGTATAAGCATACCACTTAGGATCTCCTAAAGCGTGCTGGTATAATTCATAAAAAATATTTGTAAGACCATGCGGGGTTCCTATAAAATAACAAAAACCCTTCCTATCCGATAGTGCGGGTCTTATAATTTCATTCCATAACCTCGGATCTATTTGCGCCACCTCATCTATGCAAACTCCATCCAGGAACAATCCCCGTAAGCTATCTGGCTGTTCAGATGATAACAAAGTGATACGGCTGCCATTCGGCATATCGCATCTTAGCTCTGTTTCATTAAAATTAACTCCAGGTATTCCACCCGCAAACATTTTCATATAATCCCAGGCTATGCTTTTAGCTTGTTTGTAGGTTGGTGCTATGTAGGCAAACCTAGGATTTTTTAATTTGTTGGTAAGAGCAGCTCTAATTAAATGATTAATTATGGCAACGCTCTTGCCGAACCTTCTATGACAGGAAAGTACAGCAAACCTATACTGATCCAAGTTTTTATGTAGCTCCGCCTGGAGCGGTCTTGGTGTATAGGGTATTTGTACTCTCATTTTATATAATTAGTAAAATTACTATTAAAGCCACAACACCAATCACGACTTTTTTATGTTCACTCCAATAATGTTTTGCTTCATGAATAATTAAATTTATATCCATCTATCCCTCCTTAGTGAATTGTTGGTAAATCAAAAAGTTCCCTGATTGATTTATATTCTATGCCGCTGTTTTTCATAAGTTTTTTGCAAAATTTATTTGCATGATTTTGATTTTCAAAGCCGTTTAAGTGAATAACTAATCCGTTGGTATCCTCGTTTGTGAAAACCATGGCTGTTATTAATTTGTCTGTGTATTTATCTTTCTCGTTCATCATAAAGTCTGTCTGTGTGTTTGTGTCTAAAGCTCCCGAGTTATATATTCTTACAAAATGTGGCTGGTTTTTCGGGTATACCCCACCTTTGTTCTTTCAAAATCTACACTTTTATATGCAAGTAACTGGGTCATAGGTATAAAACCTATAGACAATCCTTGATTTCATTATCTTATTCAATGAAACAAAGACCAAGACAGAGACCAAGGAACCAAACGAACTCCATAATGCGCTGGCGAGGATCGTGGAGCTGCCTTCTGAAAACCAACTTACTTACCTATTCCTACCTTTTGTATTTATATCTATTCCAGAACCTTCTCTTGTTTAATTTATAATCTATTGCTTTAGGTTTCTTTACTAATCCCGCTAGCTCCAGGTAGCTCTTTAAAAGGTACACTTGATACTTCATCCATAACTTCTTTAGCTTGTATAATATTGTTTTCATTCTTAGGTTCTCCCCAACTAATGATTAAATGATTATCTATCTTCTGCTCAACCTGGCTTTTATCTCCAAAGGTTGACGCTGCTAATTTTGTAGCGAGCCATCTTATGTGGCTCCATTTTTCCCTCAAGAAATGAGTTTCTTGTGGTGTCTTTGGGATCTGCATATCTTCTGCAATCTTATCCAGCAAAGTCCAGACACCCGTTTGTCTAGCTGACATAATCTTTGCTTGTAATTCTTTATCAGCTCTACATTTTTTATAAATGGTTGAGACATCTGGCATTGATTTATCTTTACAAATTGTAGAGAGTGGTTCTCCCAGTTCTAGTCTTTCGCATATTTTTTCGATTTGATCCATTCGTATAATTCTTGATAACTCTTATCCTTGTATTGTTTTAAATTTCTTATTGCCTTTATTCTGCCTTCAATAGATCTTGGTCCAGTAGAAGCTCCAGCATGAAATTTACATCGATATTTTTTAGAAGTCTTTTGATAATATCCTTTGCACAAACACCTTTTTGTAAAATTACTTCCTCTTGTATAACTGTCGCATTGGATTTTATGTAAGGGTCTTCCAGGCATAAAAATACTAAGCCTATCTTTCCTATTAGATTAATTTGTCAATCTTGTCTACTACAGATTTATCAAGATTAAATTCAAGGTTAAAAATAGCAGCTGTATATTTTTTTTTAATTGTTACACGATGACAGCCAAATTGTTTTCCAAGAGCTACCCAGGAATATCTCATGGCTCTCGCCCAGATTAATCTACGATCCTCAAGCTTTTCAATTTTTACAAGTAAATCAATAGCAAGCTCCCAACAAGCAATCTGATGATTATTAGCTCTGAGTTTAAATCCTTTTTTCTGCCAATATCCCATATCCTTTGGATCGTAGCTCATCTGCAATATATCAAACATTTTGGGAGCTTTAGGTTTTAAAGCATTTAATCCAGGCATCATCCTCTCGGTTCTGCCAGCTACTTCAAAGACTTCTACTATCTTATGAGCAATTAAGCGCAATCAAGCTGCCTTTCTGCGGCAGCATTAAACTTTTTTTTTGAGGGTTTCTCCTCTTCAATTATATCCTTAAACTTGTGCTTTCTTATTATTTCGCCTTTCTTATTCTTAAATTCAACCCACACACCTTCCTCAGCGCAATAATTCCACTCTTCTCCCTTATAGTTTAATTTGTCTTGAGAATGATTTGCAAACCCACCACTCGAGAATTTACTCTTATAGGTATTATTATTCTTATAACCATACCTAGTTATATAAGATGGTTCTTTTAATAAACGCCAATTTGGCTTATCAGAGAAGCCAATTTGACCTCTCACTCTTTTCTTAATGGTTTCTTGTAATATTTTCTGGCGGGTTATTAGATATAAATTAGTAGATCTTTGCCGTTTAATTGTAATAAGCTGTAGCTTGGCAAGGTATTTGACGGATCTTTGGATTGTGCGTTCAGATAATCCAGTTCGTTTTCTAATTGTATTGTATCTGGGATAGCATTTTCCATCCTTAACATTCATAAAAGAAACTAAAGCAAAATAAACTCTGCAATCATTTCCACTTAGCCGCTTATCCGCCAGGATGTTCAGATCTCCTACAAAATATAAGCTCATCTACTTCCTTTACAGAACGTATCTAATAAATCTTGTTGTTCTTTTTTTTTTAATTTATTTCTAGTTTCATTATACTTTTCCCAACTTCCATTTAATTCATCTATTTCTTTTCTTAGTTGAATATTAAGTTTTATAAGATCTTGATTAACACCCCTTTTAAAAACCAACCTCCATATCCAGGAACGGGTAATTGAAACTATTGTAAAAATTGCAGCAATTCCTAGGCTGTCGAATATTGAAGGGTGTAAATCAAAGAGCGGAAAAATTAGCAACTGTATTAAAATTGCCAGAATAAATCCAGAGCCTACATCTATCAAACTTTCAATTAGACTTCTCATGTAACCACCACCAGCATATAAAGCGATAAAAGAACCATAAAACCTAAGCTACAAAAAATAATAAAAAATATTTTATCCATTAAGCTGCATCCTTTTTAGTGCAGATTAAATTGTGCCGATCCTGGAGCAGCTCCATCGCTTGCACCCAAGTTTCGGGATTAACAAAAACATTCTGCTTATATTTTTCTGGAGTGAGCTGCTTAACTCTAAAACCAATAATTTTTCTATTCTCATCTACTTTATAAAAAATTAAAAAACTCGGCAAACCAGCTAATCTTGCCAGTTTCTCAGTTGTGGTGGTAGCTTTATAACTTTGTCCAACATCAAAAGTAGTCTCCGCCAGATAGAGAGGAGTTTTACATTTTAAACATATCCCACAGCTGTCGATGTCGATGTATCCCAACTTATTGCTAAGGTTCCTGTGCCATTCAGAATAAAGATCTCCTTTATTAAAATAATTATTTCTTGCCATCTATCCTTATGTAGTTCTTTTCAAAATCTTTTATTTTTTCCTCAGCTTTAGTTAATTTAACTTGAAGATCTCCGTTTGTTTGTTTGTGAGAACTGTTAATAGTTAAAATATTTGAATTTTCCTCAGCTAATCTCTCATTTTCTTTTTTAAGAGTTTTTATAGTTTCAATGCAATTACACGATTTCTTTTCCATCATAAAAGAGCAAGCTCTCCTTTTGTTTGATTTTGTATTTCTTTAGGAAATAAAATTACAGCTGCAACAATAAATAAAAATAAATATTTCATTCGACCACTATCTCCGTGATTTCAATTACCCAGGATCTAGGGATTGTTTCAATGGTTCCAATTTCCAATCCGTCTTCATCCTTACTCCATGATCCAAATAATTGAATTTTGGTTTTTGTTTTATTAAAGAGCCTACCCACCGCATTGCACTTAGAGGGTTCAAGTTTTTTTCCTTTGGCAACTGACATCCACTCTGAGTGAGTAACCCAATCATGACAAGTAATGTGAACCAGCGGGAAGTCATCTATAGTTCCTTTAATTTTTTTTTTAGCCATAAAAATCAGCGGGTTTAACTTTGCCTTTAGTTTTCTTTTTAATTAAATCCATATTGGATTTGCCTGGCATCCTCTCGCCATTGGTCCACCTAAAAACTGTGCTTGCTGATTTTCCGAATAAATTTGCTAACTGCTGGTGGGAATATCCTTTTTTTTTTTGAAATTTTTTCAGCTTCATTAGGGATTGTTCTACGTATTATTGTCAACTTGTCAAAAGAACATTCATAATACTTTGTGAATAACCTTGTAAAAATAAGGATTAAATACAACTTTAAAGATAAATAAGAAATTAGTTGAAATAATATACCTATTGCATATATGTTGCCAACATGACAATTAATAATAGAAAATTAAAATTAATAGAAAATTCGCATTCAGACAAAACTATGGCTAACCTATCTAAACTTTTAAAAGATAATGATATGAGCCAGGTAGATTTAGCAAAACAACTAGGAAGAGATAAAACAACTGTTAATAGATGGGTAAAAAATTCAAGAGAAGTTGCCTGGGATAATGCAGTTGAAATTGCAAAAGTTTTAAAGTGCCATCCAGTAGATATTATTGAAGGTGGTAAATCAGAAATTATACTGGAATATAAATGTGATTGGGATGGAAGAGTTGTCGAATTAAAAAAAGAAAATAAATTACAAATTCCAATTCCATTTGAATACAACCATAAAAATATAAAAGCTGTACTTATGGATTGTTCTGGTACACCTAGCGATGGAGAAATTTGGTTGTTTGATATTAATGAATCTAAAAAATTTAATAAAAATGCTATTGGTAAAGTTTGTTATTTAGAAAGTAAAAAAATGAAACCAACAATTGCTTTACTCCACCCTAACGGAGATGGAACTTTATCTATTTTAAATAGTTTTAATAATAAGCTAATTGATAAATCTTATACACAGCTTAAAGCATCCGACTTGGATGTAGCTGCACCCGTTAAAGTAAAATACGACCCAGAATAAATAATCCTTACAACCTACAATTTGTATTGTTGGCAACTTTGTTGACAAAGTGCTTATTTTGTTTGCAATAAATTCCTAAATGTTTATAGAATGTTCCATTGATTTACAAAATGGAAAATACGGAAATTTCAGACCAGGAATTAAATAAGTGGATCTCATCCATAAAAAAACTTCCAGAGTGGGTTAAACTTTATAAATTAAACCATCATAGTCCAAGCCAAATTAATACTGCCGATGATATGTGGGGTTATAAATATTTATATTTAACCCAGGAAGAAAGAAGAAAACTTCCAGTAAATTCTAAAATGATTTCTGGCGTTTGTGTCGGAGAGATGGGTCAATATGAAATTGGTAAAGCTATATGGAAGTTTGTTAAAGGTAAAGGTTTGGTTAAGCAAGAAATTCCAAAAACTAAAAAAATTTTTGACAAGGCTATAGATTTTTTCAATAAATATCAACCAGAAACACAAGATGATGAACTCTCCCACCAGGAGAATAAAAAAGGATTGGCGCTTGCTTATCATCAACTTAAAGCAGCTCTTAAAGAAATAGGATTAAAAGATCCTGTTGAATGTGAGAGATCTGTATCTTTAGATCTGCCTGGCTGCCAACTACCCGTGATTGGTAGGATTGATTATGAGGATAAAGATAACTTCATAGAATTAAAAACTAAATGGTATAAAAAAAATAGACCCAAAAAAGATGGCACTCAAAGTTATTCGGTCCCAAGAATAGAAGAAGGTTATTTGGGATGGCAAGATCATTTATTACAAGTTGCTTTTTATTACCTGGCTACTGGCAAGAAACCCCACCTCCTAGTTCTTAATCCAGATAGTTATAATATTTTTACTCCCGATAATTGTGAGGATCTTAAACCAAAAAATTTAAAAAATTTAATTAATAAAATGAAAATAATCTGTAAGCGTAGAGAAGAGATTATGGAAAGACACGCTGGCAAGACTACCTGGATCCAGGATATATTTCCAGATTTTACCCACTTCTTTTGGAGAGGAATGGGAGAACATTTAAAAGCAGCACAAATATTATGGAACCATGAAAAGTAAAAAAAAAAGTTTTTTTAAACCTAAAGGAGCTGTTTGGCATATCTATCACATGATCCTAGCAATTGAGCTGGCTCTGGTTGTTTTAATTGAATTTATAGAATTGATGTATTTAATATGAGAAATCCAGAAGTTATAAATTTGCAGCTTTCTTTATTAAATAAAAGAAATCTTCCAAAATTAGTTGAAAATAAAAAAAAGAAAAAATCTTTTTTTAAGATCGCAATTATTCTCTTCTTTCTCATTGTGGTCGCCTCCCTTGTTGGAATTTCAACTAATAAAGATAGCCAGGGTCTCAGTTCAGCGGCAGCTTACTCTGAGCCTTGGTTATCAGAAAGGAATTATGGGTAAGATAGTTAATTTTCCACAAACATTGGAAAAACATTTAGCAAAATTAAAAGCTAATGGAGGAATCTATGAATTTAAACCAGGTAAATTTGCCATCCTTCATAAAGAAGTTGAACATCTGGCTAATGAATATGGAGTAGAGACCGATGTTGAATTGAAATATTGTGATTTAACTAAAGGTTGTGCGGTTGTTAAAGCCACAGCTAGATACCAAGGAAATAAATTTACAAGTTTAGGAGAAGTTTCTCCATTAAATAATGAGTTTCCTTATCCAGTTGCTGTAGCTGAGAAGAGAGCTGCGGATAGAGCTATCCTTAAAGCTCTTAATATTCACGGAGACTTATATTCTCAATCAGAATTATCTCCAGAAAAAAGAAATGAAAACTCTGGCGTTAAATTAGAACACTCAGAATTAATCTTAGAAAGAATTGAAAACTCAAGTCATCAAGCAAATTTAGAGCAGCTCCAAAGAGAGAATAAAGATTATCTCATGGAACTTGCTAAACAAAATTCTGAAAAAGCTAAAGAGATAATGTTAGCTTTCAAGAATAAAAAGCAGCAATTAACTAACGGAGGAAAATGATATGGCTGACTTCAAACCAAAGGATCCAAACTATATTTGTAGTTTTGAAATAACTAAAAATAAAAATAAGGATCCTAATAACAAAGAGCATATTAATAGACCAGATTATGTTCTGATTGATAGTGATAAGATGAATAAAAAGGGAGAACCTTTTAAAAAGAACTTTACTGTCAATGAAGTATGGTCCGAGGCATCTGGGTATAAACAAAATAGCGGAAGTCTCAAAATAACGATCAAAAAAACTGGATCTACTGGAGCTGCAACGCAGACCCAAGGGAATGTTAGTTTTGCAGATCAGTTTTAAAGGGGAAAATATGAAATATGGTTTAACGATTAAACAATTAAAATTATTTAATTACATTAAATCATATATGAAGAAAAAACCTATCGCACCTTCTTACGATGAAATGAAGGTTGCGGTGGGTTTAAAATCCAAGTCTGGAATTGGCGCAATATTAAAACAGTTAGAGGATAGAAAATGGATAACAAAGCTGACAGGAAAGCATCGCAGTATCCAAATAAACCTATAGATCTTAGTCCAGATCCAAACACGAATGAATTAATTTCTATAATTTTAGATAGAGATAAAGAAGGAATGGATAAATTTGGTTTGACAATGCGGCAAGTTATGTTAAAAAATCCTATAGATTGCAAACATTGGCTTAATAATTCATTACAAGAGAGTATAGATACTTCAAGATATACCATAGAAGCTATAAAATCATATCAAATTTTACACGAAAAATGGAAAAAACAAAATTTAAAAATTGTTAAATTAGAAAAACTTTTAAAAAAAGAAAAGGAGTATTCAAAATTATTGAATGAGCATCCTTAAAAAGTTTGAAAAATTCTGGTCAGGTTCTGTTTCGTTTAGCGCAACAGAAACTTTTAAAGACTTGAATGCCGCTGCTAAGGTTAGTGTACCAAGTGCAGCTGCCAAGATAGTCGTAGATGAAAAAACTTTATCTTATGACTTTAAACGCATAAAGGAGGTAGATCCCAATGCAAACACACTACCAACATCTGGAAAACAAAATCCAGGTGGTAAAAAAGGAGAGAAAAAAGTTGATAACAAGGATAACAAAACAGCTAAATAATGAAACTGTTAATCCTAGTATTTCAGCTCTCTCTAAAGAAGCTCATAATAGGTTGATTGACATAATCACTTTAAAAGATGAGCAAAGCAATTTACCAGGCTAATCTGGTATTTTATAATTATTCTAAAACTGCTTAATTGCGGCACACTCCCCCTACGCCTATTAAAAGTTGCTTAATTGGCAATGTAATATCAGTATAATTTATTATGTTGACAATCTGGCAATAATACTTATATTAATAATATATGTCTAAAAACTACAAAAGATATGAGTTCAAAACCTTCCAGGATCTTGAAAAGTTTTTCGTAAAAAAGATCCTTCCCCAAAAAAATATCCATACCAAAGTTATTGGTAAGGTTCTCTTTGTCTGGAAAAAAAGAAAGGCTGCATGACAAAAAAAGTGTCAATTAAATATTTAGATTGGGTAACACTTAAAGATCTAAATAAAAAATCAATAAAAGAAAAAAGAAACCAAAACTTAAATCCTGGTTTGATCTGGAAATTATCTGCTGATAAAATTTTTCCAGTTTCTTTTTTATTTCTTCACAATGATAAGGAATACAGATTAGGTTTAAACCTGGGTCTTGGTCCCTGGTGTCTTTTAGATATTGATTTAAAAGATTACAGAAAATTAAAAACTTTAAATATGCCAATAACAAAGACTTTAAAATCTGGAACTTTGTTTATGGCTCCTAATGGAATGGGAGTTGCTTAATGACTAAAGATTGGTTCGATAAACATGTTGTCGTTATGACTTTAGATGATGATAAGAAAAAAGAAAAAGCAATAAAGGCTGCTTTAAAAAAAGCAGTAGTTAAAAAATTTACTAAAATAAAAAAGAAAAAGGAGGATGCTTAATGACTACTGTCGTTTATAAAGATGGCTGGAAAAATAAAGAATACAAAGTACCAGCTATCTCTAATAAAACTGACAAAGGTAAATGGTTGAATGCTTATGTTAAAAAATTTTTTACTGGCACTCACAATTATAACTTTGTTGGTAAGATCCACTTAAAATTAAAAACTACTTCTTTCACAATGAATAATAACTTGGTTGGGTTGGTTGGTTTCTTTAAGAATTTAAAGAAATTAAAACAACATCAATTTGTTGGAGAAGTTTTTAATGCTCAATTATACAGAGACAATTTAAAGGAGGCTGCTTGATGAAAACTAAATATATGACTAGAGAAAGAACAATCTCTGAACTTAAAAAAATTGTGAAAAATATTAATAAAGTAAAAGAAGTTTTAAAGGCTCAATTAATCAATCGTCAAGGCAAGTGTGTAGATGATTTAAGAAATGCCGAGGTTGATATTCATTGGGTTATTGATGCGTGGGAAGATACGCAAGAAACAGAGGAGGCTGCTTAATGGTTAATAAAATAATTAAAAAATATTTTTTAGATGACAAAGAGGTTGATAGAAAAACCTGGTGGCAAGATCTAAAAAATTATAATTATCATTCAACACCCTATGTTGGTGCTACCGATTATACTTTTAAATCTTTCAGCACTTTAAAAGATGTTTTAAAAACAATTAAAGAAACTGGAGAATATAGAATTTGGAAAATAACAAAGGAGGCTGCATGAAACCACTAGAGTATGACACTAAATTTTCTAAAAAAGGTAAAGGTAAATTATTAACTTTTATCTTTGATGATGAGAAATTTCAAATGACAGATACTGTCAATGAACATGGTTGCCCAGATAAAGCTATGTGTGCTGCCAATGATTACTTCTTACTTCCAGAAGGAGCTTGGTTTGGTCCAAGAGATCCAGGAGGAGAAAAAGATACCTGGGTATGGCAGAGAGGAAACTTTTTTGATTAACAATAATAAAAGGGAATACTTTTATAATAATAAAAAAGTTTCTAAAAAATACTGGTTAAAAAAATTAAAACAATATCCAGGGTTTGAAAGAAAATTAAAAATAATTAATGAAAAAGGAAAATATAGAGTTTGGAAAAAGGAGGCTGCATGAGTTCTGAAAGAATATTAACTGGAGATGTGAGTGCTGCATATTCTGAATTAGAAATGAAGGGATATGCTGTAACAAATCTTGGTCATCAAAGCGGAGAGTTTCAAATTTTCTGTGATGGTGCTTACCCCGATAAAAAAGGTGTTGGAGATTACTGGCAAAGAGGCAACACTAGAAACAAGGAAGTTGACGACTTTGGAATTAATAAAAAAGTTGTTAAAATTTTAAATAAATATGGAATGTGGTCAGAATGGATAAATTCTGAAATTGCCGCAATCCACAAAAACTAAAGGAGAAGTTATGGATATATTTGAACTAGCAAAAGTTGATAAAGAAAAGGTTGTAAATTTAGATCTTAAATTAACTAATGCAGAAGATCTTAAAGATTTTACTAAGGATGATTTTGACCTGGTAAATAAATGTGCTGGAATGGATTTGATGTCAAGTTCAATGCTAAGAACTTTCAGTATGTTGGCTGCACAAAAACTAAAGGAGGCTGCGTGAAGATAACAACTAGAAAAATAACTTATAACAATAAGCCAGATCCTATTACTTCAATTAAAGAATATAAAATTGATGAAAATGGAAAAAGAGTTCTGGTTAAAGAAGATAAACCCTTAGAGGGAAAAACTTATGCTCTTACTGGTTTAGGCAAATGTATTGCTAATGGAAACACATGGAAAGAAAGCGAGGTTAAATAATGGATCTAAAAAAAATAAATGAACAACTTACACCTACACCAAAAACTTTAACCAAAGTATATGGAACTATGGGTATATGTTTAGGTGAAGAATTAAAAGCTAGATTTAAATTATATTGTAATAAAAATAATTTAAAGATGGCTCAAGTAATTAAAGTATTAATAAAATCTTATTTAGATGAAATGGAGGAAAAATAATGAGCTGTGGATTAACTAAGCTACCAGACTTTACAACTAAAAAAGTGGATATGCTTACAGCTGCTAAAATGCTGAAAGCTGCTATTGATAAAAATTGTAAAGAAATGGGAATGGATCCTAACTGGGAAACCAATATGGCAACGGCAGATAAATATGGTTATGGATCTAATGAAGTTATATGTGTAAATTTTGAGGCGGGTCCCCACGATTGGGGAGTTAAATATTCAATGGGTTCAAACTCTAATAGTTTTAATCCAGGTAAAAATCCTAATGATTGGTACTTGGAATGCTACTATGGATTTGATGTGATGTTCACTCCTACAAATGACAATCCAAAAAAATATAAAAATATTGTAGTGGGAAAACCACCAGCTAAAGGATTACACGCTAAACATACTTGTGAGGAGGCGGTATAATGGAAAATAATTTTAATTTACATATTGGAAAGAAACTTAGATTTCAAAGATTGTGTTTAGGTTTAACTCAGACCAAGGTTGGAAACGCAGTTAATGTTACGTTCCAACAAATTCAGAAGTACGAAAAAGGAACCAATGCAGTTAGCGCAGAAAGATTGTTGCAGCTAGCCAACTATTTAAAAGTTCCTGTTACCTATTTCTATGAGGGTTATTCTGAATATCAGATCCCTAAAGAACCAACTGTTATAACTGTTAAGGAGGCGGTTAATGAAGTTTAAAATCTGTAAAGTTAAAAGAAGGCATAAGTCAGTTTGGGTTGTTCAAGCTATGGATGACCAAGGTAAAAAGAAGAACCTGGAGATCTTTGATCTGAACCAAAAGAGAAAAGCTAACGCTTTTGTTGAAGATTTAAGATCTAAAGATCCCGATTTAGTGATGCCTCAAGAGGTGTCTTTTACTCTTGCTTTTGATGAATATAAGAAATCGGTATTAAATGATAAATTTAAGGTAGAAGAGACAAAACTTTATATTTGCGGGTATATAAACAACCATATCCAGCCGTATATTAACAAAAATGTCTTATCCGACTATACCTACTATGATTTTAAAGAAAACTACTTACCGCAGCTCCTAACCTCAAAATGTTATACTATTAAGAACTTACCAGGTGGATATAGTACAGTAGTTAGAACTAATAGAACTGTGGGTAAAAAGACTGTTAAAGATACAGTTGCTAACTTTAAATTGTTTGTGAAGTATTGCCTGGAAAGAAAATGGGTTATTGATAGAGAGATCCTGGATTGGAAGTTTAATAAAAACTTTTTCCAAGGAGAAAATACTAAGAAAAAATTTATGCCTAAGTATAAGGATATAATTTTATTAGTGAACTCAGAAAAGGATATATTAAATAGAGCTTTATTTCATACCGCAGCTGAGACAGGTTGCAGATTAAATGAATTATTAGGTATTTGTTATTCAGATACAGATTTAAAAAGCGACCCCCCTACTATTAGTTTTAACCATACTACTGATAAATGGAATAACTTTAGAGAAAACTTTTTAAAGACAGCTAGTTCTAAAAGAAGAGTTGAAATTAGTAACCAATTATCAGTTATTTTAAAAACTTGGATGAAAGAACAAGTGATGCCAAAAAGATCGGGTCAATATAGACTTATGTTTGGCACAGTATCTAAGAAGATGGCTAAAAGAAGAGTTCAAAAATCGGCTGCTAAACTTGGCATTAAATGGGAAGGTGGAATATCTCCATTTAGAAAGTTTAGTTATTCTTATCTTAAAGATACTAAGGCTCTTCCTAAAGATCAGCTGCTTAGAAGATTAGGCTGGACCAACTCTGATACCCCCGACAAATGGTATTATAGAGATATGGATCATAATAAAACAAAAAGAACTAAAGCCATTAATCAGTTATTGGAAGGTTAATGAATGAGCAGCCTATGAGCTACTTGGAATTTAAACTGAATATGGAAATGAATTATCAGAATACCTTTGAAAAGGATGAGCAAGTTAAGAAAAAATACAACGAATATCTCCAAGGTATAGAAAGGAGCAAAAAAAAAGGAGGGGAGAAATCCCCTCTTTTAAAAAAGTAAAAATATCTGATAATGCTAACAGAAAAATCATATAGTATTGGTTATTTGCTACAAAAAAGCATACCATTAACAAATAGAATGGGTGTTTATTGTGGAATTAATAAACAATATGAGGAAGTTGTTTATATAGGTAAGTCAAAAGATTATTGGAAAAGAACACCAAACTCTTTAGAAGAAAAAATTAAATCAAAACAAAATGAAAACTGTAAAGATTATGGTTGTGAATTAATTACTTTCATTCCTTGTAATACAGTACAGGAAATGGATAAACTAGAAA